GTGGAACGATAGCATCAATGGTGAAGCCATGTTCTTTGGGGGGGAATCACTGCAGGCGACGATCCAAGTCGTGCTGGAGCCTCTCAAAACGCGAGTGATATCCAAGGGCGAATGCAACCCTTACTACCTGTCGAAGCCTCTTCAAACGAAGATCCACGATATACTCCGCCACCTAGGGGAGTTTCGTCCGGAAGATCGTGGAACGAGCTGCATGAGACTGATAGGCCGTCCGCTGAGTGCGACGGACTTGATGGACCTGGAACAAAACAGGGTGGTCGGCGGTGTAGGAGGATACGAGTGGTTCTCCATCGACTACAGCGCTGCGACCGACGGCTTGTCGGCGCGGCTCAGCGCGAGCATTATGACTCGAATCCTGAGAGGTCAGACTTCTGACTTGCTCCCCATTTGGATGTCGGTTCTTGCTCCGCATTTGTGTAGGTACCCGTTCCCACACGATGACATTCTGCCGATCCAGCAGAAGAATGGCCAGCTCATGGGCTCCATTCTGTCATTCCCAATTCTTTGCTTGGCAAACTTGGGCCTCTATTTGTATGCGATCCGGGATGACCCTAGGTCCCTCGCTAACAAATTGAAGGGTGTTTTGGTAAACGGAGACGACATGCTGTACGTCGCTCGACGTTCACGGTGGAGGACTCACGTCGCTCTCGGAGAGAAGGTGGGGCTCAGGATGAGCCCGGGAAAGGCATATCACGATCGCGTGTTTGCCAACGCCAACTCTGCATGCTTCCACTTCCCGCTTCTCGATGAGAATCGATGCGGTACCTTTATTCCGGAACACTGGACCTCGGTTGGACCGATCCAGTGGGATGATACTTTCATCCCGGCGCGATTCGTTGCCAAAACATCGACGCCGAAGGCCATACCGTTTTTGAACAGCGGCCTCTATTTCGGACAGAATAAGGTGATGAACAAGGTCTTTGAGACCGGTTCTGAAGTGCAGTCCCGCGCAGCGGTGATTGAGGAACTGTTGAGAGGCTGTCGCGCTGGAGTTCGCTCCCGCGTTCAGCAGATCTATGCCGGCTACATCAAGCGGCATTCCAAGGATCTTTGGGAAGAATGCCAAGGTCGCAATCTTTTCATCTCTCGAGGTCTTGGTGGGATGGGTTTGACGCCCCACCCGGATCTTCGGTTTCGCATCACTGTTCCGCAGCGCATGCTGGCCTACGAGCTCTACCATGAGACTCGTTATGGCCACCTTGGGTACGGACCCCTCCCCGGTCCTGAAATACCGGAGGCCCCCATCACCATGAAGGTTCCTTGGCAACCAGTGTTGGCGGGTGTTGTGAAAGGCAAAGGGATCATGTACAGTAAACGATTCCTGACTGAGGAGAGAATGGCGAGGACGCCTCTCTTATCGGTTTACAAATGCCTTCAACCG